ATACAGCAGCTCCGTTGTCTAGTACTTTCTTTTCTGTAATCTCTGAAATTGTACCCTTTACTTTAAAATTTTCCATTTTTCTTTACTTTTTTTTTGTTAATATATGAAACTTTTTTAGTTAATTAACGTAGTGTTTAAAACTTACCACTTATCAACTTAGTGTTTTGTAATATTCTCTAGCCATCTTTACAGCCGTTTTCATCTTCTCAATGTCTTCATCTGTTAGAGTAACCTTAAACGCTTTCAATCTCTTCTCTGTTGGAATCTTAGATATGTCGAAGTACTCTATTACTTCTCGCTCTGTTTCCTCAGATACCTCTGCACCCTCTCCACGCTTCCAGCTTACTCTTCTCATTTCGTCAAGTATCAAGTTCTCTGGAGTTGGAACAAGGCAGTAACATAGAAAGCTCTCAGTCTTACCAGTTAGCCACATGTACGCCTTCAATTGCCATTCATACAAACTGTTATTTAGTTCAGTATCAAAGAATGGAAAAGTAGCAGCAGACCAGCTAGATTTTACATCTATAACGCTGTCCTCTGTAATAACGTCTGGAGTACCTAGTACAAAATCATTCTCGAAATACTCATCATTCTTAAAAAGAAAGTCTTTCTCTAGTAATATACTTGTAAGCTCGATAGAAGCGTTCTCTACTTCGTTACCTTTGTCTAAGTACTTAGAGCTTATTTCTGGCTTAATACCAAACTCACGCTCTAAATATAGCTCTGTAATGTAGCTCTTAGCTCCTTTGCTTAGTTCTGGCTCTGCATCTCTCTTGAGTAGTAACGTATCTCTTAGCTCTGCTTGTTTCTCTGTTAGCTTAATCTTAGCCAGTAACCCGTTTAAGGTTACCAGCTGCTTCTCTGTGATACTTGTTTTACTATCTGTTGCCATTAGCTTACCAAGCTGTGAGGCTCTTATCTTTAAGTCTTTCATTATCCTAGTCTTTTAAGTTGGTCAGCTGTTAACTTGAAGCCGTTAATAATTTGCTCTTTTTTGATTGTACCTTTCTCTATTGCTGCAAGAGCTTTCTCAAATCTGTCGTTAGGTAAAGGCTGTTTAGCTGCGTCTGTATCTACATCAGTTACAATGCCTAACATAGAACTCAAAGCATAACGTCTAAAGTAAGTCACACCACTACCAGCAGACTGGAAAATATTCATACGAGACGCTTCATCTTGTGGAATCTCTGTAAGGCTTTCGATAGTCTCGCCAGTTTCCACATGGAATAAAATAGTTTGTATTGAGTTACCTTGTAATAATTGAGTAAAACCTAAACCATGCTTTTCTAAAAGCGGATTGATAACCTCAAAAATTGTTGGTAAATCTGCGTACTGGTAGTTATGTCCTTTCGTTGCTTTCGCAATTACTGGGCATTCTTGTTGGAAAGCAGCTAGACTCTTGTAAATGCTTAGCTTTCTCTTCTCTAATTCTTCGTTAAATGTGTTCATAATTTTTGATTTTTGTTTGTAAAGTTAACGTTTATTTTGTAAAGTTTTTAGTTTTTGCTTGTATTCTTTTATAATTTCTTTGACTTGTTCTCTGCTTGGCTTAAATTCTTGATTAGCTAATTGATGCAAATAAAACAATCTATCTGCTCCTATTCGTTTCTCTATACCTATTTGATACTCTATAAGGTTTCCATGTCTGTGTCTATTACAAAATACGCATTGTCCATGTACGTTGTCTTCGTGGAAAGTTACATTTTTGTGACCTCCAGAGCTAAAATAATGCCCAGCATCGAACTTACCCACTAGCAATCTGTTACAGCTTATACAAGGTTTGTCTTTGTCTCTCTCTCTTATGAAAGCATTAAACGCCTTTTGTGCTTCCTTCATTAAATCTGAAACAGTTTTAAGCTCTTCCTTTTTTTCTTTCTTTTCCTTGCTCCACTTTTTTAAGGCTTTCTTTTGTAGCTCCTCGTAATATTTGTCATTACATGGATTCTCTATACAGTACTTTCTATTGAATGATACTGGCTTAAATTCGTCTCCGCAGTTTTTACATTTCATATAATTAATTTTATAAGTCTCCGCAATTACTAAATATATCACAAGACTCTGATTCATCTAATAAATCAAACAAATCAATTTGAAAATTAGTGTTTAAATGAGAATCCCTAACTACTTTATCATTTGTTTTTGATAAATTTAAAATGTCATCAACAGACAAACCTCCTCTAAAAAAAACCATAGGCTTCTTATTACCATCTTCATCTAATACTTCATCTCTTTCTAATGGAGTCACTAAAGAATATTTATCCTCCATTTCTTTAAAGAATTCAAAATGTTTAGGATTCTCATTCGCTATCTTAAAAAGATTGTTTTTAGACTTTTTCCAACAAGTTTTACAGTTACCTTGATACCCTTTTAGATTTAATCTAAACTTATAATTATCCCACCAAAAGTTAATTTTAGGTTTTGTCATTCTAATGTTTTCTATTAAAGGATATATTACATTATATGTGCTTCTGTCCGCTACCATTCTATCAATCTCATCGTATCTAATACCTATCGCTGTATAATAATCATCCCATCCTAACGAGTTTTTAATATATGAATGTATAGGTCTTAACTTCATTTCTCTATTACAATGTGGAAACATCTGGTTAGGTATTCCATACTTTTTAATCACTTGTTCAAAAGGTTCTCCTTTTCTACTTGCTGTCTGATAATTTACTATTCTGTGGCTCGTTCCTTTTCTTTCATTATGATGAACAACAGCCTCAACCCAAACTAAATTTAATTTGAATTCTTTGTCGCATTTATCTGCGAATCTTAAAGTTTCTTCATTTTCTTCTCCAGTATTTGCGAAAACAAAAACCATATCATAAACATCGCTCTTGTTTTTTTTTAACCATTGTGCCATATATGCAGAAGTTTCTCCTCCACTAAAAGATACTAGTAATTTTTTCTTTTCCATTATGATAATGTTTTAAATTGTGAGTATGGTCTTAACTTTTTCATGCTTCTCAAATCTCTAGCTCTTACCTTAGAGTAAACTTTTTCTATTAAGCCTTTTATCAAATGCTTGTTTTCTATCTTAACTGGAAACTCGAAGTAATCTATTTCTATAATGTAGTATTCGTTAGCTAGTTTCTCCAGCTTTCCAATAATTTTACCATCGCTTAATATCTCGCTTTGGTAGTCTGTCAATTTGTTAAAGTAAATCATAATTTAAAAATCTTCGTTTATAAATGTACTTAAATCTGCTAAAGGTTTCTTCTGTGGCTCTGCAAATTTCTTTTTTCCGTCAATAAATTCATAGAAAGCTCCTTGTTTTATGTCGTATTGTAAAGAAGTTAAGCCTTGAACTCCTACAATTTTAGGCTTTGCCTTGTTTATTTTAATGTCTGTGACGCTACTTCCAAACTCTCTATGCACAATTATAATACTTTTGCCGTTGTTTGCCCATTCAGAACCTCCTTTTAAATCGTGCATATCTGGCATCTGTGTTTTACCATCTACTTTCTTACCACTTTTCGGGTGTATGATTGTGTGGAAGTGCAAAGCGTTACGTTCTGCTAGTTCGTTTCTAAAGCTCAAAGTATCCTCTAGCCATTGGTCGTATCTTAAGAGTCCTACATCGTGTCGCATATAGTTCCAGCTATCAATGACAGCTGAGAATATACCTAGCTCTTTTTTATTGTCTACTGAGAACTGCCAAAACTCTTTAGGAGTTAATGCTTTTGAGTTATTCGCTTTCTTTGGGTCTAGTATTTTAAAGAACTCAAGAACAATAGGTAAATAATGGTCTAGCTCTTCTGGAGTTACTCTGTTTTCAATTACTCGTTTATTGCCATCTGAATCAATATAAAACTCTTCGAACTGTTTACCACTCATTTTGTGTATTAGTTTTCCTATAATCTCCTCAATACTTCCAGCGTCTGGCATGTGGATAAGGTGCTTATGTCTGTAATGCCTAGAGCAGAACTTTAAACAGTCTAGTAGTACCTCTGTTTTACCACTAGCTGGAAGTCCAGACCAATCTGTGCAGCCTCCTTCTTTGATGCTATACAAACTTCCTAGCGTGTTGAATCCTAAGTAGTATGTAACGCCTCCACCAGTATGGTAGTAATCCTTTAGTCGTTCTTTTATTTCGTTTTCCTTTACAATGTCCATAATTTAGCCTTTTTGTTTATGTTCCAAATTTAACCTTTT